GTTATCGGTTTCGGTACTCTCTTTAATAATATTAACATTCGACACAAAGATGCGAGTGGGACAACTTTTAGTGTCTTGAAAGTGCCATTGGCTTATGGGCCGATGCAGAAATTTTTGGCAAGAATTCAACAACAACCAGATTTAGACAGAGAGACAGCAATAACTCTTCCTAGATTATCTTTTGAGATGCAGGGGATACAGTACGATCCAACTCGTAAGACTGGAATTGCACAAACATTTCTTACAAAGAGTGGAACAAACGCAAAGAAAGTTTATATGCCTGTTCCATACAATGTTGGATTTGAACTTAGCATTATGGCGAAGTTGAGTGATGATGCATTGCAAATATTGGAACAGATTGTTCCTTACTTTCAACCATCATTTAATATTACTGTAAATTTAATTAGTTCGATTGGTGAGAAAAAAGATATACCAATTGTTTTAGAAAGTATTAATTATAGTGATCAGTATGAGGGTGGTTTTGAATCTCGTAGAGTTATAATTTATACATTATCATTTACTGCAAAAACATACTTATTTGGCCCTGTTGCAGATAATCCAGAAGGTCTTATTAAGAAGGTTGATGTTGATTACTATGCTAGTACAAACACTAAAACTGCAAGACGTAGTATTAGATACAGTGCAACACCAACTGCAAAACAAAACTATGATGATGACACAGCGACAGTTGTTGATGGTGCAATATCTGATAAGGTTACAACCTTTAAAGTTAGTGCAACCACTGATCTAGCTGCAAATCAAAGAATCATCATTGATACTGAGATCATGTTTATCCGAAGTATCAGCGGTCAAAACATAACCGTATATCGTGCATATGATAATACCATTGCTGCCAAGCATGAACACAATGCAAGTATTGGTGTTCTAAGTGCAGTTGATAATACATCGATTGAGTTTGGTGATGATTTTGGATTCGATGAAATGACATCATTCTTTGCTGATGGTAAATCATCAAGTCCATCTCAAGGAATAGACGTATAGGAGAGTTATGAAAAATTTTGATTCTATCGAGGAAGCGCTTAACGTTGATACAGAGGTTGTTGAAGACAATAAGATTGAACCTCGAAAGAATCAACTTAAAAAGGATGATAAAAATGATTCTGAAAAAGACTATGAATACAGTCGTGCAAACTTATATTCTTTAGTTGAAAAAGGTCAAGAAGCAGTGAACGGTATATTAGAATTAGCACAGGAGTCAGATTCTGCGAGAGCATATGAAGTCGCTGCAACCACAATCAAAGCAGTTGCAGATACAACAGACAAACTTATTGACTTGCAACAGAAAATGAAGGATCTTGAACAAGATTCAAACAAAGGGCCTACTAATGTTACAAACGCATTATTTGTAGGTTCAACAGCGGAGTTATCAAAATTAATCAAGAATCAAAATAAAGATGATAAA